CACAGAATTGGCTTCCAATGATTCATACAATGATTCATACAATTTACGAAACAAGGTGGTCGCATCATTGTCCAGATTGCCTGTGACCCATTTACGACAGGCCGTAAAGTCTTTTGACTTCAATGCCTTGACCAATTCAGATATATTAACATCAGACACTGATGCAAGAATACCTTTGTCAATTGTACCTGATACTGAATATCGTTGTAGTTCATTTAGAACACGGCGATTGTCAGGGAAATGTTTGGTGATAACGGCAGCCACAACCTGTTTGTCGTATGTGATGCCTTCTTGTTTCAAAATCCACTCAACACGTTTGAAGAATGCCGTAGCCATCTTTAGTTTACTGCCATTGATTTTAAAGTCAACAACACTACAACGTGAATGAATAGGATCAATGATCCTGTTCTTAAAGTTACAGGTGAAGATAAAGGAACAGTTCTCAGAGAACTCCTCGATTGCACCACGCAACGCAGGTTGAGTTGAATTTGGATTTAGATAGTCTGCTTCGTCAATGATGATGACCTTGCGGCCGCCGGTCAAGGATACAGATGAGGCGTAGTTCTTAATTTTGTTTCTGAATGTGTCAATACCTGACTCATCAGACCCGTTGATAACAATGTAATCACAACCAACTTCTTGACACAAGGCTTTTGCAATAGTTGTTTTACCAACACCAGCAGTACCTGATAGTAGAAGATTTGGAATCTCTTTACGGTTTACATATTCTTGGAAAGTTGCCCTGATAACTTCAGGCAAAATACAATCTTCAACGGTTTTAGGGCGATACTTCTCCACCCACAATATGTGTTCGTTCATTCAAATACTCCATAATATAAAAAAAATCAAATACCAAATACAGAATTAATTACTATTCTAGCATCATTAACACTAGGACAGGAACCAGAATGTAATTGGTTAGAATCAAATATAACAGCTCTACCTTTTTTAGGAGAAACCCTTTGTTGTTCAGTTAAAAGACCAACAGGTTGTCCGGTAAAGCATTCGTTATAAAAGATGGTATCACCATCAGAATCATTCACATAGTATAACAGAGTTTTGTAACCAAGGCAATTAACACCATCTTCTATCAACTCCATAGTGTCAGCGTGAGGTGGTTGTATGTAAGGTCCTTTTTGGCTTATCAACAGGTTGGATTTAATCCTATATGTTGTAAGTACCTTAGACCTCATATGACTTTCAAAAACAAGTTTCAATGGTTCAATATAACCATAATATTCACTGGTTATTTTATCATCATCCATAAACCTATGCCGTAACTGTATGTGTTCTCTGTTAGGTTCATTGGTGTGAAAATATTCATTTGAACTAATCATTGAAACTGAATACTTGGAAAATGTCCAAGGGAAATCAGGTCCAATTAATATTTCATGTATTACATCCTGTATTGGTACAGGTAAGAAATCATCAATGACTAATGGTGTCATCCAGGAAATGGCCAGTTTAAATCTTGTTCAAGTTCTTTGACACGGGATTCCAATACAGAAATTGCTGTGTTGAAATGTCCGGTGCCTTCTGTTTCTGGTTTATAACGGTCTTTTAAAACCTGAATTTCTTTCCTCAATACAGCAATGTACTCAGGCCTGTCGGTCCATGTTCTAATTTCACCCATCATTTCACCTCATTCATGCTTTCAAATAGAGCTTCAAACTCTTTTGATTCTGCTACTTCAGTTTGGAAAGAATTTTTGAATTGTGTCTTTGCCATACGCTTGACAATCTTCTTAGGGATTTTCAATTCATCATTGGCAAAATCCACAATATCTTTCATTGCTTCATTGTTACCTTGGTTCTTGTTCATGTGTAGAACCAATTCATCAATATAACCTTTGAGTTTTTTCAGTTGTTCATCATCAAATGAACCAAACAATGTATTTACTTTAGTCATCTTGCCATCTTTCCTACAACATCTAATTCCGATTCATCAACAATAATACTACCAGTAGTCAAATTAATTGCTGTCTTGCCGGCAAGTTTGTTCTGTTCTTCATCAGCTGTTTCAGGTACTTGAAATACAGCCACAATGTATCGTGGATTTACCGCAACTTTATGGCCATTAACGGAATCTGTTAACCAAATCATATTACTCTCCGAATTTAGAATGTTTAGATTCAATTGCAATCCAATATTGCAAATCACCTTTGATGTTTTTGAAGGACGCCAAACCTTTGGATGAAATTTCAACACTATAAGAATCAGGCATCATCTTTAGATTCTCTGTCAAGAAAACTGCCTTGAATACAGAACCATTACCATCAGTAATTTCTGTAGAATTGATGTGTGCTGAATCATCATTTGCATCAAACGAGGTAACATAAATCTTATCACCATCAGACATGATTGCAACATTAGGTGACTGCAACACAGCAGATGATTTCATAATGTTAGCCAAATCTTCCGCAGTCAAAGAGAATGATGCATCAACCGATGGAAGGTTCAATTCTTTTTCTGGTACTGTAACAATAACATTCCGTGAAGTTGTGCGATAGTTAAGTTTCTTACGGCCAGATTTAAAGATAACATGTTTGTCATCAAAATCAATCTCACCATCTTTATACAGGGACTGTACAGACAAGAACTGGTTCAAGTCATGAATACAAAAATCTTGTGGAAATTTATCCGTAACTGTGGCTTTTGCCAGTACAGTTTTAGTGGGTGAAATTGTTGCAAGTTTGTTTCCTTTTTTGAATTCAATACTTGCATTGATACTAACAAAGTTCTTTAGAACCGTCAGTGTCTCATTAGAAATTTTCATTTATGTTCCTCATTATAAAATTTAACATGAGTAAGTATATCATGTTCATACAAAAACATCAAGCAGCACATCGCATGAGCCAGGTGGTGTTTACCAGATTCTTTATCAAAGATTTCACCTTTCTTCCAAGCCCATAGATGCCGTTGAAGTGCATCATAGTACCTGCGTTTTGAATCAGGTACATTTTTCCAATTGTCTCTTTCATACTTCTGAGCACCAAATGTCAATACATCAACAGTGGCTTCAAGAGCAAGAGGTGGTAACAAACCATATTCTAGTTTGTTACCGTCAAACTTACGACCACCTGTTGTTGCAGTTTGAGATGATTTTACTTCATCTTCATCATTGCTTACATACACTTTGTCGTATCCCATTTTACATCTCACCAACATAATTGGCAACTGCTGGCATATCACCTTTAAAGTGATAGGTACCAATGTGGTCTGCTCTCATCCAAGGACACAAGTAGATTTCTCCACCAAGCTTGCGCCAGAGTTGGCAGAACATATAATCTTCACTTAGGTAACGGTCTGTGCCGCCGCCGGTTGCTGAATCTTTTGAATCAATGATAGTGTCAAAGTACGCATGAATGTATCGTGAACCATCAAAGTGTGCTTGACCTACATGGTCTGGTTTGTAACGCAACTGAGGATATGCTGCTTCAAACTTAGGAAATACTTCCCGTTTAACTAACATAAATCCTGTACCAATTTCCAAAACCTGTAGAGGTTCTGTGACTGAGAATTGTGCTGTGCCTCGTACTGGATTGAAAACATAATCACCCGTAACTCTTTCAAGCAAACCTACATCCAAATCAGGATTTTTTTCTAGTGCTTTCTTAACTGAACGCCATTTGATGGCTTTCTTAGGATAAGGTCCGCCGATAACATCTTTGTCCAAGGCCAAGAGTGCAAGAACATCTTGTGGATTAAAGTGAATATCAGCATCTATGAATAACAGGTGTGTACAATCTGAACGAGAAACGAACTCATCCACAAGGTAGTTTCTTGCTCTTGTAATTAAAGACTCATTGAAAAGAAATGAAAATTTAATTGTAATTCCATATTGCATACAAATTGCCTGTAGGTCTAAACAAGCCTTGGCATATAAGCCATGATTCATGCCACCATACATTGGTGTAGCAACGAAAATACTTTTCTTTTGAAGTTCTTCTTTTTTAATTGAAATTTCCATTATCTCTCCAAAGATATAAAAAAAAAAGGGGA